TGTGTATTTTATTATGTCCGTTTTGATGATAGCAATTTCTGCTGTTCAAAATATGGGAAATAGTTACAAATACAATTTAGGAATGTTTTCTTGCCGAGTACCTAGTTGTATTGCGGTTTTTATAGTAAAGGTAATATATATTCTTTTCTGGACTTGGGTCTTGAATTTGATGTGCAAGGATGGTCATACTGGTATCGCATGGTTCTTAGTATTGCTTCCTTTTGTCCTTCTATTTATTATTCTTGGAACAGTAATGATGTATCAGAACAACAATAAGAACAAGAACAAGAGGGGTGGAATGTGCAATAAGAATTGTAATTGCAATAAATAAATTTTTATATAATTAAAAACGTGTAAAATTAAACACATATGAAATATTTTATGTGCTTAATATAAATGCCTCTGAAATATGTTGATTCAAAAGATGAATTACCTACTAATAGTGATACTGATTGTCCTATTTGCTTTGAACCAATAGACCTTGATAACACAGAAGGACCAGGCCAAAGTTGTGTAATATGTTCTGAATGTGGTCACAGGTTTCATTATGGTTGCTTCATGAAGACAAAAAACAATAAATGTCCTATTTGTAGAGGGGTTGATACAATGCGTATGTGTAATTCAATATTAGGGTATTCGTATGTTGAAAGAAAGGGTGGTAAAAGAAGAACTAGTAAAAGAAGAACGAGTAAAAGAAGACCTAGCAAAAGAAGAATTAGTAAAAGAAGAAAAACACATAGTTCTAAATGTTGAATGTTACAAATCTAATTATAAATATATTAATTTTAAAGCAAATATTTTATATTGAGTATATATAAAATATGAGCAAAATACAAACGATAATTTGTTTATTTATTTTGATAGTAGTAGTATTTTCAATGGATATGATATTTGGTAATCCTTTGAAAGAAACGTTTAGTGGAGTTGCTTGGAATAAGGGGTTAGGTGTGGGTATAGGTAATAGCAGTCTTGGAAGTGTTGGTATTAACGGTGTTGGTTCTACAATAAATTATAAACAACCCTTCCCACAAAATCAGTTAAATGCTAATGTATTATATGAATCTCCAAACGCGATACTAGCAGTAAGACCTCCAAATAATTATAGCTATAAAAAGAGCCAGTCAGACGACCAACCATTTCATTTTAGTTTTCCTTTTTAATTATAAACAATATAAATAATATAAACAATATAAATAATATAAATACTAATGATTATAGTATATATATGAAAATTTTTTATACAGGAATAGGCTGTAATAAAACAGGAGAACATAGTGAGAGTGAATTTTTGAATATTATGGATAGAGAATTCACACATAAAAATTGGAAATATGAATTAGAACGAATTCCAAGAGAACAGCATTACCAACTTCAATTCAACGATTGGATTTTACCAGATGATTTTATATTTTTTACATTAAAAGATTGGATAGAATATTCAGGAGCTGAAATAGTCAATTGAAAAGATATAAAATAAATAAAAAAGTATGTTTATCCAAAAACAGTATATTTGGCAGAATACATTCCAAACAAAATCAAAAACATTCCTACATAATCGTCTACAGTTGTAGGTAACTTAAGCCAAAATGCGTTAGACCATAACTGTGCTAAAAAGTCAAACACGTAAGAAGATAATGAAATTTGAGCTGCCGATAAAAATGTATTACCGATACGATTAGCAGGAATCAAAAACATCCATTCAATAGATGCCCAAAATTCCGATGATAATATTTTTGCTAATATACCTGCATCTTTCATATCGGGAGTGGTTTGAGTAAATAAAGCAAAATCCATTGTTAGACCAATCATAATATTTAGAAAAAGCCAAAATATAAAAGTTAATACAAAATTCATCTTTATATATTACTTTAAGAAATATACTTTTGGCTAAACTTTTCTTAAAAGTATATATATATAAAAGATGGATTATTCAAAGCTACCATATTATGTATTATTCTTATGTTTGTTTATATTGGCACAAAGTTTGTCTATGTGGGGTCAATATGTAACATTGCCATACAAAAATTTGTCAATGTGGGAAGCGTATAAAATGGCTATACCATTTGCTTGGCTAGATTGGGTTGTTATGACATTTACAGTAATGGTGGGACATAAATATGAATTGGTGACACCAACACAAGATACATTTTTACTAATTATCATCCAATTTTGTTTGATTTTAATAATAAACCAATTTTACTTAAAACAAAAGGTATCTAGAAGTGATATAGTGGCGTTCTTCATTATTTTATTTGGGTTCTTTGTTAGTTTCTTGCATTTAGTATCTAAGATGTTTAATATACCAATCCCAGAACATCCAGGAACAGACAATCCGGATGAAGCATCTGCTACTACTAAAACTTTGAGATACAGAGAATTAAATGCGAACCCAGCTACAGAATTAGATTACGCTGAACTAAAAGAAGTTACGGAAACTGATGCGAGATAAACTAGTAACCTAGTATAGAAAAAAGAAAAATAGTAATAAAATAATAATATTAGATTAATATATGTCTAATATTATTAAGGTAAAAAATGGAATAAGGTATGATATGAATGGTTGGACATATGTATCAATAAAAGGGGGTCCAAAAGAGCGCGGTTACGCATATGGTAAATTAGTTAAAGAAGATATGAAAGAGGTGCGACGTATTTTAGATTTCATAATTTATACCGATTTTGGTGTAAAGTGGGATTTTTTTATTGGCGCAACCAAGAAGTATTTTACACCTAAAATAAAGGACAAATTTCCGGAATTTTATGAAGAGATGGATGGGTTTGCAGAAGGAGCAAATATAACAATCGACGAAGTAGTTGCATGGAATAACTATTTTACTTTGACTGGAAGTTGGTGGGCAAATATGCCAGAGGAGGAAGAGATTGCTGTCAAAGGGGCTTCTGTTTCTAATTCATCCACAGCTAAAGAAGGTGGGGCACAAGAACGTTGTTCAGCTTTTCTTGCTGTTGGTGATTGGACTGCTGATGGGAAAATAGTGTGTGCTCACAATAACTTTTCGAATTTCGCAGATGGACAATTAGCCAAATATGTGATTGATATAAAGCCAACTGAAGGGAACCGAATTTTGATGATGGGGTTTCCAGGTTGGATCTGGTCAGGAACAGATTTTTTCGTTACTTCTGCTGGTATATTAGGAACAGAAACAACAATTGGTGGATTTATAGCTTATGAAAACAATATTCCGATTTCGTGTCGTATTCGTAACGCAATGCAATATGGTAAAAATCTAGACGATTATGAAAGAATGTTATTGGATGGTAATTCTGGAGACTATGCTAACTCTTGGTTATTTGGAGATACTAACAAAAATGAAATAATGAGAATAGAATTGGGTTTGAGATTCCACAATACAGAGCGCACATCTAACGGCTATTTTATTGGGTTTAATGGTCCATATGACCCTAGAATAAGAAATCTGGAATGTGTTAATACAGGTATAGATGATATAAGAAGACATCAAGGAGCTAGAAAGGTGCGTTTAGGTGATTTAATGGATGAACATAAAGGTAAACTAAATATAGACATAGCACAAAAGATATTGGCAGACCATTATGATGTATATTTAAACAAAGAAAATCCGTGTTCTAGAACTTGTTGTTCACATTATGAATTAGATGCGCGTGAATATATGTCAGACCCATCAAGACCGAAACCATTTCAGCCACGTGGTGCATTAGATGGAAATGTGATAGATACGACAATGGCGAAAGCAATGTCATTTTCATTGCGTTGGGGAAATTCGTGTGGAACGCCATTTGATAAAAATAAGTTTTGTAATGAAAATAGAGTATGGGATTATTTACGACCATATTTACACGATAGACCTCATCAACCGTGGACAACATTTAGCATTACGAATTCGATTAATAAAAATACAAAAAATAAAACATTTCGTAGAACAAGAACTAGAACTAGAACTAACAAGTCAAAGAGCAAAAAAAGTATGTAAAGAATAGAAAATTATATTTATTTATAATATATAATATATATGGAAAATAAAGATGATATGTTAATAATAACAATTGCTATACAAGCACATGGAAAAGTAATAACATATAAATTAGATAGTGGAACTGCAAATATATTTGAAAATGTAAGGTTATTATGTAAAGCTGGTGGATTTAATGATTATTTTTCAAGCACTGCCGAAGAATTAATGTTAGTTGGTAGTTTATCAAATTACTTTCGTAAAGATATTGAAACCACAACATATGATATTATAAATCAAACAAAAACTGGCAAAGTAATAGGTAATATAACATTTGATAAGACGTTGTCTATATACACAAATGAACAAAATATGTTCGATAGGTTTAATCCAATGACTTATATACAGGGCATATACTTGTTATCTATTCACAAAGGAAGAAGAATGATATATCCTTCCAATATGAGAGATAAAACAATAAATTTTATGAATGTAAATGATTTGAATAGATTATCATCGGTATTTAATACAATGGTTCCAAATATAGCCGATATGTCGACACCTTTTCCTTCACAAAAAATATATATTGATGAAGAAAATATGGTTAAAAATAATAAAGATATACCTGAAAATGAAAAGAAAGAAAGAATTGACCAAATAAGACGCCAATATTATAATAATATCAGTCAATGGAAATTAACATTAGATAATAATAAAATAACTACAATAAAACTAAGTGTTCTTGTTGAATTAATTAAAATAATAATTGGTAAACCGTGTTTTATAAATTTATTGGATTATTCGTGTAATTCTGCTTCAATATATATACCGAAAGAACAAGAATTAAATGCAAAATATATGGTTCCAGATGATATAGAAACCGGAAATAAAAAATTTGGTGGAATCAAAAAGTGTAGTGGAAACAAATATAAAAAAGGTACTAGGAAAAAGGGTAAAAAGGATAAAAAGGGTAAAAAGGATAAAAAGCACAAAAAAGGAACAATATCAAAGAAAGTTAAAACAAGAAGGAGATAAATAAATAGAGTAATTAAAGATTTATAATATTAATATTAATATTAATAAGAATAATATTATAAAAAAATAACATTATATTAATATAATGGACACAATCGCTTGGAATTTGATTGACAAATATTTTAAAGATACTCCATATAATTTAGTAGCGCATCATTTAGATTCGTATAATGATTTTTTCAGCAAAGGGATTTACCAGATATTTCGTGAAAATAACCCTATTCGTTTCATTGAGCGTGAATCAGAAGAAATAAAAGAGACAGTTGGTTTTAAAAAAACAAAGCCACTAACTGTTAATGTTGGTGACAAAGAAAACCCCAATGAGTGTCTAATATATTTGGGAGGAAAAAATGGTGATAAATTGTATTTTGGTAAACCGATTATATATGACGAAGACAATTCAAATGTTGACAACAGACAATATCCTCATTATATGTATCCAAATGACGCTAGACTAAGAAATATGAATTATGGCATTACTATTCATTATGACATAGATGTGGAATTTATGTATTATAATGGTGACCAAAAAATTGAAGAAACGAAAACTTATGAAAAAATATATCTAGGACGTTTTCCTATTATGCTTCACTCAAACTTATGTATTTTAAAAGGACTATCTACGGAGGCTCGTTTTAATGTAGGAGAATGTAGAAATGATTATGGTGGTTATTTTATTATTAACGGTAAAGAAAAGGTCATTGTAAGTCAAGAAAAATTTGGAGATAATATGCTTTACGTAAGAAAGTATAAAAAAGACGAATTGTATAGTTTTTCTTGCGAGGTTCATTCTGTATCGGAAGATAGTTCTAAACCAATTAGATACACTTCCGCAAAAATTATAGCACCCAGTGAAACTTATAGTAACAATCAAATAGTTATTGATGTTCCTAACGTGAAAAAACCTATACCACTTTTTATTCTTATGAGAGCATTGGGCGTCATCTCAGATAAATCAATTATTGAATATTGTCTTTTGGACCTAAAGGCTAACTCAAATATGATTGATTTATTTATTCCATCTGTTCACGATGCGAGCACTGTATTTAATCAACAAGTTGCTCTAGAATTCATAGCTAAATTCACAAAAAGACAAACTGTATCAGCGGTTCAAGATATTTTAATGAACTTTTTTTTGCCACACGTTGGTGAAGATAATTTTCTAAATAAAGCATATTTTATTGGATTTATGGTAAACAAATTGCTCCGAGTTTTTATGGGAAAAGAGGCACCAACTGACCGTGACAATTTCAAGTTTAAACGCATTGAAACATCTGGTTCTTTAATTTATGATTTATTTCGTGAATATTATTTAATCCAAAAACGTAACATTTTTTTGAAAATTGACAAGGAATTTTATTATCATCCTGGTGATTATAGAACAAACTTTGTTGCATTAGTTGAGAATAACTTGAAATTATTTTTTAAGGATAGATTGGTTGAGGATGGTTTCAAAAAGGGATTTAAAGGTAATTGGGGTGCTGATGCTAATACAAAACGTTTAGGGTTAGTTCAAGATTTAAATCGTTTATCTTGGTTTACCCATATTTCCCATTTAAGAAAAATAAATTTACCATTAGACCCTACGGCTAAAGTAGTAGGCCCACATTTATTGCATAGCACTCAATGGGGTATAATCGACCCAGTGGATACACCTGATGGTGGAAATGTCGGGTTACATAAACATATGGCTATTAGTACTGCTATAACGAATGGGTTCTCTTCATATCCGATTATTAAATGGATAAGAGCAAATACGCCATTAAAGTTATTAAACGAATGTAGTCCGTCAGTTTTAGCGGGTGCCACTAAAGTGTTCGTAAATGGTAATTGGATAGGAATATTAGACAATCCAGTTCAAACAGTGAATATGTTGAAACTTTTTAGAAGGAACGGTATTATTCCAATATATACAAGCATTTCATTTAGTTGCGAATCAAATATTATTTATATTTATACTGATAACGGTAGATTAACTAGGCCTATTTTTTATAGAAGTTCCATTATTGGAGAAAACGGAGATATTACATATGGAAAGTTGTCGTATGACCACGGCACGATTAAGGATATTATTGAATCAAGAAAATACACTTGGAGCCAAGTTGTTTCCGGATTTGAAAAGAAAAACGATGAGTTCTTTAATGTTCGTAACAATATATTGTATGATGTAAATAGTCTTTATCCTGGTTATGATTCATTAGAAAAAATATTGGAACTTTTTGAAAGAAACCGAGCAATTGTTGATTATTTAGATACATCTGAAGAAGAAAGCGCATTAATTGCTACAAAACCAGTTGATATCAAAATGAATAAGTATTATACTCATTGTGAAATTGATCCATCTTTAATATTTGGTGTAATGGGTAACTCGATTGTTTATCCTGAGGCAAATCAGTTTCCTCGTGATTGTTTCTCTTGCGGTCAAAGTCGACAAGCTGTATCTGTATATCACTCAAACTCTCAAATGAGAATGGATAAAATGGGTGTAATATTGAATTATGGTCAGACACCGTTAGTTAAGTCCAGATATTTGGAATATATTAATCACGAAGAACAGCCTTACGGAGTTAATGCTATTGTAGCGATTATGTCTTATACAGGTTATAATGTAGAAGATGCCATCTTAATCAACGAAGCATCTGTAAAGAGAGGTATTTTTAGAACTACATATTATACCACATATGAAGCTCGTGAAGAAAGTTCCAAGGTGTCCGGTTCTAATGTTAACCATTTCTTTGCTAATATTGAATCTAAACCAAATGTAAAGGGTATAAAAGATGGCTTTGATTACAGTAAACTTGATAATTATGGTTTGGTAAAAGAAAATACACCAATTGATGACCGTATTGTTTTAATTGGAGAAGTAACTACTATATCTGACCAGAGAGGAACGTATATTGACAATTCTAAGACGACTAAAAAGGGTCAATTAGGTTTCGTTGATAAGGCGTTTATTTCAGAGGGAGAGGAAGGATTTAGAATTGCAAAAATTAGAATTCGTGAAGAACGTCTGCCTGCAATTGGTGATAAAATGGCTAGC